AACCTGCTGCCCAACCGCTACGACCGACTCGACCAGTTGGGTTTGTTTCCTGCCAAACCGGTGCGCACCCGCACCATCGTGCTCGAAGAAAAGGCCGGTGTGCTCAATTTGCTGCCCAGTCTGCCGCCCGGTTCACCTGGCACGGTGGGAATCCGAGGCAAACGCACGCTGCGTAGCTTTGTGATCCCCCACATCCCGCACGACGATGTAGTGCTGCCGGAAGAAGTCTCCGGGCTGCGCGCCTTTGGTACCGAAAATGAGTTTGCCTCCATTGCTGCGGTGCTGGCGGAGCACCTGGACAACATGCGTAACAAACACGCTGCCACATTGGAATACCTGCGCATGGGCGCTTTGAAGGGTATCGTGCTTGATGCTGATGGCCAGGTTTTGGTTGATCTTTATGCGAAATTCAAGATTTCGGCAGCATTAATCAACTTTGAGCTCAACATCGACACGACCGAAGTGCTGGCAAAGTGTCTCGAACTCAAGCGCTATATGGGCATGAACTTGCAGGGCGAGCGCATGAGCGGCGTCCACTGTCTCGTGTCTTCTGAGTTCTTTACCAAACTGGTCACCCATAAAAAGGTAAAGGAGGCCTATGCGTTGTGGAATCAAGGCGAAGCCCTGCGCACCGACATGCGAAATGGCTTTGTTTTTGGTGGCATCACCTTTGAGGAATATGCCGGAGAGGCCAGCGTCCCTGATGGTCTGGGCGGCTGGTCAATCCAACGCTACATTGCACCAGGCGAAGGTCACGCGTTCCCGCTGGGCACGATTGACACCTTTGCCACCTACTTTGCACCGGCTGACTTCAACGAGACGGTCAACACGATGGGCCAGCCCATCTATGCCAAGCAGGCACCGCGCCACTTTGAGCGTGGCACCGACCTGCACACCCAGAGCAACCCGCTGCCCCTGTGCCAGCGTCCAGCACTGCTGGTGCGCTTGACTGCGGCGTGATCGGGGACGTCGCATGACCACCTTGGTAGAAAAGCTCTACCGCGCCGCTGCCAACGTCGGGTTTCTCAAGACCTGCGTCTGGCAACCCGGCGATGGCGGTGCTGTCCAGTCCTACTCGGTGGGGTTTGTCGCACCTGACAAGGACGTGCTCTCGGGCCTGGGGCTCAGCACCGACTATGAGATGACCTACCCGAACTCTTGCTTTGTCGGTCTCAAAACCCGCGAGGTGGTGCAAATCGAAGGTGTCGCTTATCAGGTGCGAGAAGTCATGGCCGTGGGCGATGGCTCTGAGGTGCGTGCCAAGCTGATGCGGGTGTGACCACCATGGCAGTCAATTCCATTCGAGAACAAATCCTGCAAGCAATCGTCTCAGTACTGACACCGGTGGCTACCGATCAGGCTGCCACCGTGTGGCGCACGCCCAGTGTGGCCATCACGCGGGAGCAGTGCCCATCCTTGGTGGTGTTTCCTGAGAGTGAGTCACTGGCAGAGCGTGCCAACGACCGGGTCACCCGCGAGTTGACGGTGCGCATCACTGCGCTGGCGCGTGCCGTGCCACCGGTCATCCCAGAAACCCTGGCTGATGCCTTGCTCTGTGCAGCGCATGCCGCCCTGATGCTTGACGTCAACCTGGGCGGCTTGGCCTTGGGTGTGCGGGAAGTCGAGTCCGAGTGGGAAGTGGATGACGCTGACGGCGTTGCCGCCAGCACATCTGCACGCTACCAGATCACCTACCGCACCCTGATTGCTGACATTTCCATTCAAGCCTGAATCACTTTTTCATTTTTCTGTTTATTCAATTCCACTTTTAAGGATATCAAACCATGAGTACCTATGCATCATTCCAGGGCCGTGTTTACCTCGGCAAACGTGACGTTGAAGGCAACCCCATCGAGGTTCGCTCGCCCGGCAACGTGGCTGAGTTGAAACTCTCGCTCAAAACCGACGTGCTGGAGCATTACGAAAGCCAGACCGGCCAGCGCACGCTTGATCACCGCATGGTCAAGCAAAAGTCGGCCACGGTGAATCTGACCATTGAAGAGTTCACCAAAGAGAACTTGGCGCTGGCGCTGTACGGTAACTACGTAGTCGGCACGCCCGGTACTGTGACCAACGAGCCATTGGCGGGCAGCACACCCTTGGTCGGTGAGCGCTATTTCCTGGCTCACCCCAAGGTGGCCAGCCTGGTGATTGAGGACAGTAGCGCCACACCGGCCACACTGGTCGAAGGGGTGGACTACACCGTCGACAAGGACTTCGGCGCAATCCAGTTGCTGCGTCTGAACGATGGAGGCACACCTGCGGTGGCCTACACCGCACCACTGAAGGCCAGCTACGTCTTTGGTGTCACGACAGATATCGGTATCTTCACGCAACCTCTGCCCGAGCGTTTCCTTCGGTTGGAGGGCATCAACACCGCCGACGGCAACGCCCGGGTACTGGTTGAGTTGTACCGGGTGGCGTTTGATCCCTTGAAGGAAATCTCGTTCATCTCCAACGAATACAACAAGTTCGAAATGGAGGGGTCCCTGTTGGCCGATTCCAGCAAACCCTTTGATGCAACGCTTGGCCAATTTGGCCGAATCCAGCTCATTGGTTGAGCAACAGGAGATTCATCATGACCGATTTGGAAAAACTCATTCCCCAAGACACTCTGGTGCAGGTGGCAGGCGAGACCATTGCGATCTCACCTCTCAAAGTGGGCCAGTTGCCTGCCTTCCTGCGGGTGATCTCGCCGGTGATGGCGCAGCTGAGCCAGCCGCAAATTGACTGGCTGGCGCTGTTTGGCGAACGTGGTGACGATTTGTTGAACGCCATCGGCATCGCAGTCAGAAAACCGCGCGAGTGGGTGGATGAGCTGGCTGCGGATGACGCGTTGCTGCTGGCAGCCAAGGTAATGGAGGTCAACGCTGATTTTTTTACCCGAACGGTGATGCCCAAGCTCGACGGCCTGTTCAACCTAGGCCAGGGCATTCAGGCAGCCAGCACTGGTTCGAACTCACCCAGCGCCTGATCGGGCACGGCCACAGGCTGCCCGATATCCTGGACTACACGCTGGCGCAGTTGAAAGGTTTTGCAGAGGCCGTTGTGCGTTTGGACAGTGCGCGCGATGCCCAACTCCTGTCCCTGATCGCCATTGGCAGCAGGGGCGACTCCAAAAACCTCGATCAAACGTTTGAACGTCTGACCACTGCATCAACCTCGTCATGAAAATCTCCATCCGAATCGACAGCGCCGCCGCCCAAGCCCAACTGCGCCGTTGGGGTGGGGAGTTTCGCGACAAGGTCAAAAAAGCAGTGGCCAAGGCCATGGCCAAAGAGGCTACTCTGATCAAGCAAGACGTCCGCGCCCAAGTGGCCAGCCAGCTGACAGTAGTCAAAAAGAACTTTTTGAAAGGCTTTTCTGCTTACGTGATGGACAAGGACAAGAGTCGGCTGCCAGCGCTGTACGTGGGCTCGCGTATTCCCTGGGTTGGTATGCACGAAAAAGGAGGTGTCATCTCTGCCAAGATGCTGATCCCCCTGCATGGCCGGGTGGGTCGCAAGCGCTTCAAGGCGCAGATCGCTGAACTCATACGTGGCGGCAACGCCTACTTCATCAAAAACGCCAAGGGCAACGTGGTGCTGATGGCCGAGAACATCAAAGAGCACGACCGCCCCTTGGCTGGATTTAAACGCCGGTACCGAAAAGCAGAGGGCATCAAACGCTTGAAGCGTGGTGCTGATATCCCGATTGCGGTGCTCGTTCCCCGCGTCATGCTCAAAAAGAGGCTCGATATCGAGCGACTGGTGGTGCGGCGCATCCCACGACTGGCCGCAAGCATCGAACAACAAATCCGCACAGTCGGCTAACTCTCAAATATAGCCTCAAATATTGAATTGACCCATGGCCAACAACCGTATCGCTGTTTTAGTCGCCCTTGAGGGTGCAGATCAGGGACTCAAACGCGCCCTCAATTCCGCCCAGCAAAGCCTGGGCGAGTTGGCATCGACAGCCAAGACAGCAGGCGACAAGGCTGCGCGCGGGATGGCCGAAGTCAAAGCAGGCATGTCGGCGTTTGGCGACCAGGTGGCGACCGCTAAGACGCAGTTGCTGGCATTTCTGTCGATCAACTGGGCAGCAGGCAAGGTTCAAGAGATTGTCCAGGTCGCAGATGCCTGGAACATGATGGGCGCGCGCCTGAAACTGGCCACTGCCGGTCAGAATGAGTTCGTCACTGCGCAAAAGGCGCTGTTTGACATCGCTCAGCACATCGGTGTGCCCATCCAGGAAGTCTCGACCCTATACGGTAAGTTGCAGCAGGCGGTGCGCATGCTGGGTGGTGAACAGAAGGATGCCTTATCGCTTACCGAGAGCATCTCACAGGCCTTGCGCTTGTCAGGTGCGTCAGCCACTGAAGCACAATCTTCCTTGCTGCAATTCGGTCAGGCCTTGGCATCAGGGGTGTTGCGTGGCGAAGAATTCAACTCCGTGGTCGAGAATAGTCCACGTCTGGCCCAAGCCCTGGCCGATGGCTTGAACGTGCCCATTGGTCGGCTGCGCAAGCTGGCTGAGGAGGGCAGACTCACTGCTGACGTGGTGGTCAACGCCTTGATGAGCCAAAAGGACAAGCTTGCCTCTGAATATTCTCAATTGCCTGCGACGGTCAGCCAGGCGTTTCAGCGCCTGCAAAACGCCTTCGGCCAGTGGGTCTCGCAAGTGGATGCCGCCTCAGGCATCACCAAAAAGCTCGCTGATGGCCTGACCTGGCTCGCCACCAATCTCGATACGGTCATGCAGTGGCTCAAGAAAATAGCCGAAGTGGGCTTGGCGGTGCTCATTTACCGGCTGCTTCCAGCCTTGGTCACGGCTTGGCAGACCGCAGGGGCCGCAGCCATCACCGCTGCAACAGCCACCTCTGCGGCGTGGGCTACCGCCAATTTGTCGGTCACAGCAGCGATTGCCAGCGTCGGCTTGCTCAAGTCAGCTTTTGCCGTGTTGGGTGCGTTCGCGGTGGGCTGGGAAATTGGCACTTGGCTGTCCGACAAGTTTGAGGTCGTGCGCAAGGCTGGCATCTTTATGGTGGAAATCCTGGTCAAAGCAGTCGAGCAGTTGCAATATCGCTGGGAAGCCTTTGCAGCGATCTTTACCAGTGACACCATCGATGCGGCCACCAAGCGCCACGAAGCCCGGCTGGCCGAGATGAATGTGATCTTCGCCCAGATGTATGCCGATGCCACCAAGGGCTCCGACACCGCAAAGGCAGCCATGACCACTGCGGCCACCACGGCAGAAGAGATTGCCAAGAAGTTGGAAGCCGTACGCCAAGGCACCCAAGAAGCAGTTGGTCGTGGCGTTGAGGCGGTTCACTCCGCAGTGGAAAAGCTCAAATCCCGATTGGGCGAGGTGGAACAGGCGGTCACCAAAGCCAACGGCGTGGTGACCCAGGCCACAGCCAAGATGGCAGAAGCGTACAAAGGCCTGACTAGCATCATCGAGGCAAATTTGCTGGCGCAGGTTACAGCCGTCAAAGATCGCTATCAGCAGGAACAAAACGCACTGAATTTGTCCAAAGCCTCGGAAGTTGCGCAAATTGCCAAGTCAACCCTGCTGCTCACTGACGCACTGACCCAGCAGACCACCCTGCGGCAAAAGGCCACCACGGACACACTGAAACTCATTGATGACGAGTCCACTGCCAGGGTGGCAGCAGCGGTCAAGCAGGGGCTGACAGAAGCCGAGCGCAGCGCCAACGTGACCCGGGTCGAAAACGAGATTCTGGCGACCAAACGCCAGTCCATGGTCATTGCCGCCACTGAATACCGCGCCCACATTGATGCGCTCAACGCCGAAGCCAACCGGCATCTGCTTGAGGTTCAGCGGATCGAAGAAGCTAAGCGGCTGCTGACGATGACAACGGAGGAAAAAATCCGTGAGCTACGCCGCCAAGGCATGACGGAGTTTGAAGCGACGGAAGACCGCAAACGCCAGGTTGTCGAGTTGCAAAGCAAGGCACGTGATGCGCTGGCCGCAGG